CGAGATTACTACGCGTCTCGTGGGCTCGGAGATGTGTATAAGAGACAGCCTTTCATCTCTTTTGTTTGATATACTTAATACAACAAACAAAATACTACTAAATGGCTGATATTAAGAATTTTTGCCCTAAAAAATACTGGCGTATATATACACCGTTTATCAGAAATATTACCTACATTTGCCACATAACATTAAAACTTAAGTGAAATGAATAAATCACTCTTTGTAAAAGTGAAAGACTTGTGTAAAGACACAGGGCTATCAGAGAAGTACCTTAAAGTGATAACCGAAAAGATCGGTGGCAGCATTGAGGATGATTCGACTGATGAAACGGCAATCGGTAACATGGCAAACCAGATCGCAGAAATCGCCAAAGAAACACAAGGCGAAGCTACCAGGTGGGCTTCTAAGAAAAAGGAGGATCCTAAGAACGATGATGATCCTAAAAAGGATGATGATCCGAAGAAAAAGGAAGATCCTAAAGATGATCCGAGTGCAAAGAAGATTGAGGACATGGAAAAGGAGCTGGAAAACATGAGAAAAGAACAGGCTGCTAAAGATCGTGAAAGTTCGGTTAATAAAGCCCTGGATAAACATGGTATTCCTGCATGGCGTAGAAAAGGTTTGGTTATTCCTGAGAACGAAGATCCAGACAAATATTGCGCTGCTTTAAAACAGGATCTCATCACTGAAAACCTGCTTCCAGAAGATCCTGAGAGTGTAAAAACAGCATCGGAAAAGAATGTAGATGAGGCTTCTGATTCGCTGCTGGAGTCAATTATCGTTAAATAAACCTGTAGTAAAATGAAAAGAAAAAAGTATTCATTTGTCGGTGAGAAACCGATTTTCACAGGCAGTCCCCAGATCGTACAAGGTGGTTTTAATCTGGAAAGAGAAAAGCAGCGTTTTTCAGTGGGTGATCTTATCCCTATTGGAACACCAGCTATCTTCAACGAACTAACCAGAAAGGTGCAGATCGTTAAGACTGCAAAAGTGAAGGCTGTAGATACGGAGGATGCCAAAACTATCACTCTGGTATCAAATGCTTATTGCCAGCCTGTTTTCGCTGTTGGTGATAAACTGTTGAAAGCTGATGCTGTTACTGGCACTTTCGCAGATGCACCTTCAATCGTATCTATTGAAAAGCCAGGTGTAGCTGATGCTGCTTATGTTATCACTCTCTCAAAGGAGATCACAGGATTAGCTGTAGATCAAATTTTGGTAGAGGTTGTAGCGGTCAATGCTAATGCTGCTATCATCGGTGAACCCAACTGCTTAACTATTGAGGAGGTTACTGTTAGAGAGTTTGAAACTCCTATTGATGTAACAGAGGACACTATGCAATATGCTGTTATGGAAAGACGCATTTTGCCGATCCCTGATAGCATGAAGGATAGCACAAAACGCTACCTGAAAGCCAACTCTCACATTCGACTTTCACAAACTTACTAAAACAAGTTATTAGATGAAATCAATTTATTCAACATTCTCAGGTTTGTTCAAAGATGGCAAACCTATTGACTTCCTGGCAACCTGGAAAAAGGCACTGGATAAGGCTTCTGAACGTGAAGTAGCCCTGTTCCAGAAAACCTATTCTGATGAGTGGTTTGATTGGGAGGCTCCGCAGCTTTCTCTGAGAGCTGAGGGTATTATGGGTAAATACCATTTGCGAGTAATGGCTACCCTGATCGGTGATGAATCTCCTACTCCGTTAAGACGTTCCGATGGATTTGATATTTGGAATGAAGAGATCCCACGTGTAGGACACAAGTTCTTTATGAAGGCTGCCACTTATCGTAAGTTGCTGGAAGTTTATAAATCTCCGTTCCTGAAAGATGGGCAAAAGGTTAAGCAAATCGAAAAGACTTTGCGAAACGATCTTGAAAACGCTTATCTGGGCTGTAAAGATACGGCTGATTTTATTATCCTGAATGCCATTTCCAACTTTGGTATTTGCCGTTTCAAACCAGAAATTAACAATCCTGGAGGTCGTGATTTTGAGATCGACTACCTGATGGAAGAGGCTAACAAACTTGTTTCTGCTCTTTTGTGGAATGAAGCCAATTCAAAGGCTGGTAAGCTGGATATTATTCTCACGCTTACAATGATTGTTACCCTGTTTAAAAACATGGGTGTCTATTTTGAAGAGATGCTGATGGCTCCTGAGCTGATTGCTTTTATCCGTAGAGATATTAACATTCGTGAATCTGCATACGGAAAAGATAAATCTGCTAAGGTCGTAAGTGTAGCCGATTTGAACACTCTGTTTACTGACAATGGTTTGCCGAAAGTACGTGAAATTACCCGTTTGGTTGCCATTGAAAAAGATGGTGATCGCCAGGCTTTAGATCCCTGGAATCATAATATGATCGTGTTTAAGCCTGCTGGTAAGATGGGCTTTATCCAGCCAGCCATTGAGGATAACGAACTCTTTGAGGAGGACAATGTGGTGTATATGGACGCTGGTAACGGCATTCGTATTGCTAAATGGCGTACTGGTGAATCTACAGGTCAAAAGGCTGGAGAGTGCACACAGGGATCTGCTCGTTTAATCCCAGTTATCAATGAGATTAACGCTTTAGTTTGCTTCCAGGTTAGAGGCTTTGAGGAGCTTAAGACTATTGAGGAAGGTGTTACTTTCTTCAAGAAGGAAACATACGATTCTAAAAAGACTTCTGAGGCTTCCGCTACAGGGGTAAATATCGGTTAATTAAAATTTTATTGAATCATGTTTGAATTAAAAGTTTTAAAACCTCTCACGGATAAATATGATCCTGAGAAAAAATATAAGGAGGGTGATACTCTCCTTACCGATGAGATCGGTAGAGTGAATGATCTGGTAGCTCGTGGCATTTGCAGTATTGTATCTGTAAAACCTGTTTCCGAGAAAAGTCAGCCGGGTACAGAAGGATCCACAAAGATCCAACTGTTTGAGAAGGAGTTTGAAGTAGAAGAAGTAAAAGCTGCTTTGAATGCTATCGGTGTAAGTATAGCTAAGAACGCTGGTTTACCTGGTGTAACTAAGAAGCTAACTGAGCTGACAGAAGAGCAAAATAAAGCTCTTTCCGAAACTCTTTGTAAGGATCCTGAATAGTTGAGCCATGACAAACTTAGATGCTATTCGTGCATTATGCACCAAAATTTGTACAGGCTTCTACCCAGATAAGAACGTACTGGAGTTTACCCTTATTGATAATGGCATAGAGGCTACAGATCCTTATAAGCCGAAAAACGCAAAGCTCGTGAGGCTGGCTATTGGTATTGTTAAGGGTATGGCTGAGAATAGCCATTCAGAGAGTGGTATATCTGATTCATGGGATAGGGAGGCAATAGAAAGGAATATTGTATTTCTCTGTAAGGAGTACGGTATGGATAGCTCCGAGTTTGTCGATGAGCCCTCTATTACGGATGGATCTAATCAGTGGTAAATTATGCAATACAACGGAACAATACAGTATAAGATCTTATCTGGTGGAGGATTGGATGAAAATAGCGAGCCTATTAAATCTGATAGTAGCTGGAGTGATCCCATTCGCTGTTTGTACAAAACCGTAAAGCATACTCATGGTATTTATCAGCAGGGTAAGTTTACCGATTCAAGCTATGAGATCCTGATCGAAAGCCAGGAAATTGAGGCAGATACGGTAAAACTTACCAATGATAAAAATAAAATGCTGGGAGAGTTTGAGGTTCAGAATATTGTGTTTGTAGAACGCTCTGGTAGAGTAAAAATTACCGTTTAATGGGATTCACTAAAAAAACACCTGATAGCGCATTTAGTAACTTCCTGAATGAAACAAAACAGGTCGTTCTTGACAGAGCTTTAAAGGCTTTTGTGTATGTCGGTGAAGCGTGTTTGAGAGAAGCCCGTTTGAACGGTAACTATATAGACCGAACTGGAAACCTTAGAAACTCTATCGGTTATGCAGTCCTTTTCAATGGTAAAGTTATCCATGAAAGTACCTACGCTAATACCGAAGGAGGGCAAAAGGGTAAAAAGCATTTGGATGCACTCAAAAAAAAATATCAGACTGGTATAGTCTTAATTGTATCAACTGGTATGAGTTACGCAGCCTATGTAGAAGCCAGAAACTACAATGTTATAACCTCTGCCGAATTGCTTGCAAATAAACTCGTACCTCAGATTATGAAACAGTTAGGCTTTGAAATGAGATGAATAAAACAGGTGAAGAAGTAGAGCTGGACGTTTTTAATATCATTAAAGAAAGTCCACTGGCAAAGGAGATTACAGGGATCGTTTACAGAGAAGGTACACGCCCATTGGATTCTAAAAGTGAAGATATTGTAGTATCATTCCTTACTGGGATTGATGGGCAATTTCAGGCTGGATCCGTAAACGTGAATATTTATGTTCCCAATGTCGATAATGGTAGTCAGGTTCTCGTGAAGGATGCTGCCAGGTGTAGATATTTGGCACGTAAAGCCGATGAGGTTGTAAGATCCTTAAAACCGTCTGATTATTCTTTCTCTCTGGGTACAATGATACAGAGTTACAAAGCTGAGAAACTGGAACAGTATTTTGTGAATGTAAAAGTCAATTTCAAATTAAAAACATTTTAGTTATGTCAAATCAAAAAATTACATGGGGTAAACCTTTGGTTGAATATGGCAAAACTGCTGCTGAGGATGCAGCACCTACCAAATTCGATACAATGCCTACAGCAGAAGAAAACACCGTTCTTTTGACTACTGTAAAGGGTAGTGTCCAGGAGCTTTATGGAGAAGGGCATGAGCTTGTTGGTCGTAAGATGCAGAAGTCTTACAAGCAGCTTGCTATGAGTATTTTCGTACCGTCTGGTACTGATGATCCTATTCCAGAAGAAGATGGCGTAATAGCCGATGAGTATTGTGTTAGACTTACTCCAGAAGATATTACTCTGGATGGCTTTATTATGCGTAAATGTGCTGTAGAAGTAGAAGAAGAATGGTCGTCTGCTAAAGGTAAGCAGTTGAAGTACATTTTTACTTCTCTGAAACCGAAAACAGGCAAAATGCTTGAAAAGTACGTTAAGGGATCTCCAGCGAATGTAGGCTAATAAAGTAGGTAAGAGCATGGATAATATAGAGAAAAAGGTAGCTGATACGGTTTTACAAAAGCCTTATTGTGTGCAGATCGGAGAGGAAACCTATAAAGTTGCTCCTCCTTCTATCGCTACTATTATTCTTGCTTCTGAGTTGATAGCTCAGCTCCCAGGATTGAAGTTAGACAATAAACAGGTAATGTTTGAATCCTTATTTGTGGCTAAGGATTGCAATATACTTGGTGAAATTGTAGCTACTCTGATCCTGGGTGCTGATAACTTAACCTCAGAGGTGGAGATTATAGAAAAACATTGTTTCGGGCTGATCCGAAGAAAGAAAAAGGTACAGGTTGATAACAAAGCGATTCTTTCCGATAAGATATTGAAAAAGCTATCTCCCAGTAAAGTAAATGCAATTACAATTTCAATACTCAACCGTATGGAGATTGGCGATTTTTTCGGGCTTACCGCTTCCCTGATAGAAGTAAATCTAATCAGACCGACAAAACCGATGGAGGAAGCGGAAATGATAGTATCTGGTCAGTAATAGCAGGAATAGCTAAATGCTACAACCTTCCATTTGACTACATTCTTTATAAGATGAGTTTTGCTAATGTTCAGCTCTATAATGCTGTAATACCAACATTCTCACCTAAAAAAGATACAGTAACAAAAGCAAATGAAGATAGTACCATAAATGGCGATGATCCAGCTAACCAGGAAGCAATAAGAAAAGCACTGTTTGACGAAAACGAAGATGAATAATAACGAAGGTACAACATGGTGGGCTTTAGGGCTTGATAACTCTAAGTTTGAAAGCGATGTAAATAGATCCAATTCTCTGTTTCAAAGCATTGGAAATACAGCCGAAAAGGAAGGAAGTAGGATAGATAGTATATTTCGCAAACTAACTATTGCTGCTGCTGGATTTTTTACGGCTCAACAGGCTTTGGAATACGCTAATAAGATCGCCACTATCAGAGGTGAGTATCAGCAGTTAGAAGTTGCCTTCAACACCATGTTAGGAAGCAAAGCGAAAGCTGATGCCCTTATGGATAAGGTGATAGAAACGGCTGCAAAAACTCCATTCGATCTACAGGGTGTTGCTTCTGGTGCAAAACAGTTACTTGCTTATGGTGTCGCTTCTGAGGACGTTACTAACCGTCTGGTACAGCTTGGTAATATTGCTGCTGGTCTATCTATACCTTTGAATGATATTGTTTACCTGTATGGTACTACAATGGTTCAGGGTAGGCTTTACGCTCAGGACGTTCATCAATTCATGGGTAGGGGTATTCCTTTGGTTAAGGAACTGGCTAAAGAGCTTGGAAAAACCGAAAACGAGATTAATGCTATGGTTTCTGCTGGAAAGGTTGGCTTTCCAGAGGTTCAGAAAGTCCTGGATAATCTCACTAATTCAGGTGGTATGTTTTACAACCTCATGGAAGAGCAAAGTAAGACTATATCAGGCAAGATCTCTAACCTGGAGGATGGCATTTCTGTAATGTTCAATAATATAGGCAAGTCAAGTGAAGGTATTATAAATTCCGTTCTTGATTCTGCTGCTACTGTAGTGGAAAATTACGAGGAGATTGGTACTACTATACAGGAATTGATCGTTACCTATGGTGCTTACAAAGCTGCTATTTTGACTGTAGCAGCCACAAAGAATGCCGTTACCACTATTAAAGCTACTGGCGAAGCCGAAGAACTTGCAAAGCTGCTTACCATAGAACAACAGGCTGCTATCTCCAAACAGAATTTAACCAAAGGCACAGTAGAATATGCTGCTGCTGTAAAAGCTGAAATTACGGCTGAAATGGAGAGGCAGACCACTATAGCTACTGGATTAAATGCAGAAGTATCTGCTGCTCGTGAAGCTCTGAATGTTCGTAAAGAGCAACAGATAGCTGCTGCCCAAATGGTAGAAACAAGGAAACTGGAATTAGCTTCTGTTATTGAAAATGCGAAGTCTGAAAAGGTTATTTCTTTACAGAAAGAGATGGCTATAGCCAGTGAAAAACAAAGCCTTGCTGCTCTGAGTGTTCAAAAGCTGAAACAACAGAAAGAAACAGCTATTGCACAAATGGAAGAGATGAAGTATGAGCAATGGCTACAGGCTTCGTCTGGCAAAGATACGGCTGCTACTCAAACAAAAATAAGTGCTAAACAGAAAGAAATTGCAACCATATCGGAGAAAATAGCAGTTGCAAAAGCAGAAGAAATACAGTGTTCAAAAAATGTTGTAGCCTTACGTGCTGAGGCTAAAGCTGTAGATTCTAATATATCTTCTAAACAGATAGATGCTGCTCAGACCAGACTTAATACGGCTCTACAGGATGCAAATACGGCTGAATTAAATAAAAATTCTGCTGCTCGTGCGCTTAGTTCTAAAAGAGGAGCTTTAGATTCTGCTGTAAGAAAGGCTAATACACTTGAAACAGGGCTTAATACGGCTGCTCAGGCTGCCAACATGACAACCACAAACCTTCTATCCACTGCAAAGCTCCGCTTAACTGCTGTAGCAGCAAGGTTGAACGCTGTTATCATGGCTAATCCTTATACTATCGCAGCAGCAGCTATAGCGATTTTGGGATATGGTATTTATAAACTCATTACCTATCAAACCGATGCTGAGAAAGCCCAGGAAAAGCTGAATACAGCTATCTCTGAGAGTGAGAAGGCTATCGGTGCTGAAAGGCTACAGATAGATGCCATGTTCGCACGCCTAAAAGCAGCCAAAGAGGGTACGGATGAATATCGTGCTGCTAAAGAGGCTATAATGAGCAAATACGGTGAGTACCTGAAAGGCTTAGGCGATGAGAAAAACGCTTTGGATGATCTGGCAAAGGCTTACAAAATAGTTACCCAGGAGGCTGAAAAATCAGCTCGTGCCAGGGCTATGGAGAAGGCTATTAGTGAGGCTTCTAATGATTATATGGAGAAGGAGATCAAAGGAAAGGATAACGTAGAGGATCTTCTTAAGGATAAATTCAAGGGTAAGAAGGATAAGGATGGTGTAGATCTCGCTGAAACTTACTATTGGAAAATCAAACCTGTTCTGGAGGGAAAAGGTGAGATTACCAAAGAGATCCAGGATATTATTAAACAGTTCGATGAGGAAAAGTATATTCCTGGTGATCCTGAAACTGGTATAGGAGCCATGACCTATACAGCAAATGACCTACAGGAAGAAATAACTAAGGTGTTTAAGGCTCGTGGGATCTATAACAAGGTGTTGGAGGAAGCCCAGAAACGCTTTGGAGAGAATCTACCTGGTAAAGATGAGGGTAAGACTGAAACAGAGGCTTTTGATATGCAAAAGGCTTCTCTCTCCGAATTGGATGCTGAGCTGGTAAAAGCTAAAGCTACTCTGGATTCATACAATACAGCAGTTGAGAAAAACAATGGTTTAACCAAAGATGGGAAAGCCGTTACCAAAGACAATGTAGATAGCCAGAATACCTATGTTTCCAATCTTAAAAAGAGGATATTAGAGGAGGAGAAAGATCTAAAGGTTATTCGTGAAGTTGAGGAGCGTGTAGCCAAACTCAAAAAAGATCAGAAAGAAACTGTAAAAGGTAGCTCTGAATACAATAATTACCAGAGCCGTATAGATTCACTTAGTAAATTACTTCCTTCTACGAAATCCACCAAAGCGAAGAAAGATTACTCGGATGAAATAAAGAAGGATGCTCAGGAAAAGATTCGTATTGAGAAAGATATGGAGTTCGCCATTCGCCAGGCTAAGATCAATCTGGATAAGGACGGATTTTCTAAAACAATGGATCAAAACCAGCTTAATTATGAGCAGGAAATAGAACAGCTTAGAAGGCAACAGGAAGATAAGCTAAACAAGATTCAGGAATGGGAAAAAACAGTATGGGAATCCAAAGGAAAGAAAGGTAAGTTTACTCCTACTACTACTGAATTATCGGATGATGATAAAAAGAAATTTAAAGAGCTGGAGGATCTCGCTGGTAAAAAGTTAGCGTTCAATAACCAGAATGCAATAGAGGAGATGCTAAAGCAGTATCAAACCTATGCGGATAAGCGTAAGGCTATCGAAGAGAAGTATAATAAGGATATTGATGCTATGAAGGCTGCTAATGAAAAGGCTAAAAAGGAGGGTAAGGATCCTGTCTTTTCAGAAGATAATATAAGCCAGGCTGAAAAAGATAAGAAAGATTCACTTGAAACTTTGGATCAGGAAATAGCTTCTCGTGAAGCATCATTTGCCGTTTGGGTAGATCGGATCTCTTCAATGGGATTAAAGCAACTCAAATCGGCATTAGAAACAGCCAGGGCTTCACTTGATAAAGATGGTAGCAAGCTGAATGAAAAGGAAAAAGCCGTTCTCAGAGCCAAAATAAAAACTTTGGAGAAAAAGGTAGAAGTAGCTGAGGCGAAAGATGCCAGTACCTCTTCTGCTGAAAAATCAAAAAAGAAATGGGGTGATACTCTAAAGGTAATGAATGAGGTTCAGGACACGGTAGATGATATTACTTCCAGTTTTGACGGTCTGGATGATATTACTAAAACAGTGTTATCTTCTGCTACTAATATTGCTGGTGGTATTATTGCCATGATCTCAGGTATTCAGGCATTATCTGTAGCTGGAGCAGAAGCTATCAAAGGTGTAGAACGTGCCTCTGTTATTCTTGCAGTTGTGGGAGCTGCTATTTCTGTAATAACTACCTTATTTGGAATGACTTCTAAAGCTGAGAAGGAACACCAGGAATCACTGAAAGAAGTTGCCCAGAATAAGCTGGAAATGCAACGTAAGTATAATCTTTTGTTGATGGAACAAAATCTTTTAATGAAAGAGGCTACTTCGATATTCGGTGAGGATCAGATCGCTAAAGCTGCCAGATCTGTAGAGATATATCGCCAGGCTATAGAGGATTATAAAGAAACTTTGAAAGGTGATGCTCCAACACTAAAACTAAACCCTTTTAATTTGAAAGGGAGCCTGAATGAGTATAAAAAGCAGAAAGAGGCTTATGATAAAGGTGTAGGCGCATTAAATAATGTTACGGTAAAAACAGGAAGTTACACTACTGGAGCATGGTTCTGGAAAAAACAGCATGATGTATATAGCTCTGTTTTGGACGTTTACCCAGATCTTATAGACGGTGAAAACAAACTGAACAAAGAAAGGGCACAGGCGATCATAGACACTCAAACGATGAGTGATGAGAATAAAGCCTTACTGCAAAACCTTATTGATCTGCAAGAACAGGCTGAGGAAGCACAGGAAGCACTTCGGGATTATTTGCAAAATACATTCGGATCCCTGGGTGAGAGTATAATGGATTCCTTAGTGAATGCTATTGAGAATGATGGTGTAGATGCCTGGGAAAAATTCGGAGAAGCTGGTTCCTCTGTATTAGAAGATCTCGGAAAGCAAATAGCCTATTCCCTGTTCTTTTCGGATAAGTTTAAAAAGCTCCAGGCTGATCTGGAAAAGATATACGGTTCTGGAAAAACAGAGGAGGAGATAGCTAAAGATGCCAGGGATTTAGTTGCTTCTTTCTATCAAGGTATCGGAACGGATATGAATAATGCCCAACAATGGATGGAGCAATGGAAGGAGGAAGCTAATAAACAGGGATTCAATTTATGGGAAACTGCCAATCGTGAAGTTTCCGCTAAAGGAATTGAATCTGTAAATCAGGAGAGCGTGGATGAATTGAACGGACGTACAACGGCAATACAAGGGCACACCTACCTCATAAGTGAAAGCATGAAGCTACTTGTAGCCAACGCTGGGAAAATGCTTGAACTCCTTACTGGTATCAGGGATAATACTTCTCATTTGGAAGATATAAAGCTGAGCAATAAGGAAATGCTGTTAGCTATTGATAACATGAATAATAAGGGTATGATCTTAAGGAAAAGCTAAGGATATGAGAGAGGGTAAACTATACATAGATAATAAAGATGCCTTTATTTATTATGGCGTTTTCATTCAAGAAACTGGCTATAATGGTGTTATGGCATATCCACCGCTTAAAGCTCCAGAGGTTTCTAATGATTGGGCTGAATATGATGGTATAGAAGTAGATTTGTCTGATCCTAAACTCGACCTTAAAGAGTTTGAGATAAAATTTGCTGCTATTGGGGATTATCGTACTGGAGATTTATTTGTTCTCCTCTCTGATGGTGCTTACCATACATTTGATTTTAGAGAGATCCAGTTTACTTGTAGATTGAGGCTGGTATCTGAGGTAAGTAATTTATTATATGTAGGAGCCAAAACATTCACTTTGAAGTTTTCCGATGATTTTCCTATGTCTGGTTATACCTACCAAGCTCCTTCCTCTAATACTGTTCCCACACAAGGGTATGAATTGGATGGTGTTGATTTCTCCGTTTATGGTATTCGTGTTTTGGAAGGAAGCGAGGCTCAGGTATTGAAAGCTCCAGTAGTGAAAAAGAATATGCTCCGTAATCTGGTTACAGAGAATGGCGTTATTTACGATGGTAAGAATGTAACATACCAATCTAAAGAGGTAACTCTTAACTGCTGTTTGATCGCTAACAACTTCACTGAGTTTTGGAGAAATTATAGAGCTTTTCTACATGATCTGATAAAGGTTGTAGAAGTTGATGAGGGGGAAGGCGTAAAGGTACAAACGGCTGAAAGATCTCTTTTCGTAGATAGTACGTATGAGGAATATCCATGCTATTATAAAAACTCTAAAGTAAGCCTGTTCTCTCCTATTGGTAAGATCTGGTGTGCCTTTACGCTCACTCTGGTATTTACTGTATTTAGGATCGGAGAGGATGAGTATTTGCTTGCTTCTGAGGATGGAGAATTGATAGTTACAGAAGATGGTGAGTTTTATATAGATCTAAAAAGTTATGGCAATTAGAAAAAAGAAAATCAGTGAATTAACGCTTTCGGATAGCTTAACAGGGCTGTACACTATTGGCGTAAAGTTGATAAATGGTGTGCAAACGAGCGTGAAAGTAAGTCTGGGAGTAATACAAACAGCTTATGATAATATGCTGAAAGCAACTCAGGACGCTATCACTGCAACTAAGAACGCTATTACGGCTACAGGCAACGCAAATACCGCTACCAGCAATGCTAATACTGCTACGGGTAATGCAAACAAAGCTACTGCTGCTGCTAATGAAGCTACCAGGTTATCAGGTATTGCTACGGGTAATGCCAATGATGCTACAAACAAAGCTAATAAGGCTGCTGAAAATGCTGATAACGCACGTGTAGGATTGGATAAGATCAAACAAGATGCGATCACTGCTACCAGTAATGCCAACACTGCTACAGGTAACGCAAATAAAGCTACAGAGAATGCGAATAAAGCTACCCAAAACGCAAACAATCAGGCTGATAGAGCTAAGCAGCACGCTGATAATCCCCCTAAAATGGGAGAAAACGGTAACTGGTATAAATGGAACGAAGCAAAGCAAGCGTATGAGGACACTGGTATTCTTGCAAAAGGAGGAGTACTTTACCCTGTTTTCTCTATTAAACCTGAAACGATGGAGCTTGAAATGTACTATCAGGATGAAGTATCTGCTGATATGTTCGCTATTGATGAAAACGGAAATTTAACTTTTAATCCCAAATAATATGGCAGAAGGAAAATTGATATTAGGAAAGGTTGCTTTCGTTGATAAGGGTACTTATTCAGCAGCGACTACATATAACACCTTTGATTTTGTCGTAACAGAGGATAGTTGTTTTCTCTGTGTGAAAGACGGAAACAAAGGTAACGCTTTGACCGATACAACCTGGTGGAAGTGTATCGCACGTGGTACTCAGGCTACAGCAGCAGCCAAAAACGCTAATGATGCTGCTAAGCTGGCTAATCAAAAAGCTGGAGCAGCAGATTCAGCAGCAGGGAACGCTGTTTCAGCTACGAATAATGCAAATGCTAAAGCCAATGAAGCCGAAGTAAAAGCTGGTCTGGCTAATGCAGCAGCCAATAACGCAAATGTGGCTACTGGTGATGCAAGAACTGTAATAACCAGATTGGAAGATCTGGAAGATACCCTGGTTTCAAAATATAAGCTGGTTCCTACTTCCATGCTCCTTACGTACCCTAAAAAGGTAACAATGAGGAACACACAAACTCTTAAGATCCAGTTTGAACTGCTTCCTGTAAACACTGGTAGGAATGTACTTTTCCTGGGTGATGATCGGGCTATTACAGTTTCGCCAGATGGCTCCTTTACGATCAAACAGGTAGGCATGAGCAAAATTCATGTTATCCCAACCGAAAATACAGCATTATACCAAACAATTCAGATCAATGTAGAGGAGCCTGGAATGAGATTTACTTCTGGTAGGGGTATTCGGTTCTCTGGATCTGGTGGTATCAAATTAACTTAGTAAAAATGAATGTTGAACTATTAAAAATTTGTTATTATGGCACTTACGGCAGATGAAGAAGCTAAAGTAAAGCAGATTATTACTGCTTTCAACAACGGGAAGAGATTGAATGAACTTCCTGTAGCGGATGGCTCAAACCCATTCGATTTTATCACTGAGGTATTGGATAAGACTGGTGAATCAAAACAAGCTGGTTTGGCTGCTATGCTTCCTTATGCAGAAGATCAGTGTAGTTATGGCGTGGAGCTGGACGTTACTGTTTCCTCTCCAGTGCTTACCAGAACGGGTAATGTTACACTGCATAAAACATTACCGATCCAGAGTAAGATGAGAGGTTGTTTGTTATCGGATGCTGGTACGGTTGTAGAGTACCTGAATCCTACCAACTGGAAAGCTCATCAACTGGACGGATCTAACGGTATGGTAATGGTTGAGATCCCAGCCCACTGGAGAAGATTTTATACCAATGGCAATAAGAGAGGCGTTCGGATCAGTGAATACCCGTTACCAGGCTATTCCTTCGTGAACAAATGCTATATCTCAGCTTATGAGGCAACCGTACAAAGAAGCACTGGTAAGTTGGCTTCTGTAGTCAATACAGCAACAGATTATAGAGGTGGTAGCAATCAAGCGGATTGGGATGCTTTGCCTAAATCTCAGTTGGGTAAGCCAGCTACTAATATGTCGAGAACTTCTTTCCGTACTGCTGCTCGGAAGCGTGGTACAACAGAATGGAACTGTATGGATTATAACGCATACATTACCCTGGCATGGCTTTATTACATTGAATACGCAAACCTGAATAGCCAAGCTGCTTTCAATGCTCAGAAGGATGCTAACGGTTATTCTCAGGGTGGACTGGGTAATGGAGTTACTACCTGGGATGGTACGAGCTGGAGTAATTTCAATGGCTATTACCCTGTTATTCCTTGTGGTACGACTGATGAGTTAGGTAATGGATCTGGAGAGGTCGCTTATAGCTTGCTTAATGCGGATGGTAGCACTCTGAAAACATTTACAGCTAACCGTTATCGTGGTATTGAAAATCCCTTTGGGCACGTATGGAAGTGGACGGACGGGATGAACATGGAGGTTAAAACGGATGCCAATGGGGGCACAAGCAAAGTCTATGTAGCTACGGATCCAGCGAACTACAATGATAGCAACTATAACGGCTATACATTCAGAGGTCTGGCGGCACGTACTGAGGCTTATGCTAAGGAGATGATCTTTGGTGAGTATGGCGATCTTATTCCTTGTGTTGTTGGTGGTAGCTCCACTACTTACTGGTGTGATTACTACTATACCTATAAAAATGAGAATCGTATGCAGGGTGTCCTTTTCGGCGGTACTACGAATGATGGCGATCCTGCGGGCTTCGGTTATGCGAATACGGCTGACGCCTCCTCGACGGCGAGTGCGACTGTCGGCTCTCGGCTTTGTTTTATCCCTAAAGCGTGAAGCGGTCGGGCTTGACTGCAAAACATAAGTAATTAATAAACGAATGAATAAAATAGGTTGGTTGCTGGTGGGTGTCCTTTTCAGCGGTAATACGAATAATGGCGATCATGCAGGCTTCGGTTATGCGAATACGAATAACACCTCCTCGAATGCGAGTGCGAATGTCAGCTCTCAGCTATGGTTTTCTCAAAATAACTCAACAAACGAGGCAACGACCTTGCCAATAGGCAGAAGATAACATAACTCAAAAAGGTGCTGGTAGGGAAACTGAAAGCTCCGAGTACGAAAAACAAAGAAAATGAAGAGAATTAGTAATTTATATGAGCAGATTATTTCATTAGAGAATCTACGCCTGGCAGATGAGAAAGCCAGACGTGGAAAGTTACGCTCCTATGGAGTGAAACGGCATGATAGGAATAGAGAAGCAAACATACTGGCTCTTCACGAATCTTTAAAGAATAAGACTTTTGTAAATTCAAAGTATGAGGTATTCGTTATAAAAGATCCCAAAGAGAGATTGATTTACCGTTTACCCTATTTCCCTGATCGAATTTTGCACCATGCTATAATGAATATACTTGAACCTATATGGGTGTCTATCTTCACGCAAGATACTTTCTCATGTATAAAGGATCGTGGTATTCATAAAGCAGCAGCCAGGGTAAAGAAAGCTCTAAAAGAAGATCCTGAGCATACTACTTACTGCTTAAAAATGGACGTGGTGAAATTTTATCCCAGTATAGACCGTGATGTTCTTAAAATGATCCTAAGAAAGAAAATAAAGGATCAGGATCTACTCTGGTTACTGGATCTGATTATAGATAGTGCCGATGGCGTTCCCATTGGAAACTATCTTTCTCAATATTTCGCTAACATCGTTCTGGCTTATTTCGATCACTGGTTAAAGGAGGTGAAAGGAGTTAAGTATTATTTCAGGTATGCGGATGATATGGTGATTCTTGGTGATGATCCTAAGGCATTGCATAAACTCCGAGTTGAAATAGAAGAGTACCTGAGTAATAATCTGAAACTATCTCTTAGAAAAACGGATCCTGTAACTGGAAAAAAGAAATGGAAATTTCAAGTGTTCAAAATTGATGCTCATAGGGGTATTGATTTTGTCGGATATGTCTTTTTCCATACTCATACTAAAATACGCAAAGGGATTAAAAAGAACCTATGCAGACAAGCTGCAAAACTCAATAAACGAAAGAACATTTCAGATATTGAGTATAAACAAACTATTTGTAGCTGGTTTGGATGGGCTAAATACAGTAATTCAAGGCATTTATTAAAAACAATAATTAAAAAGCAAGTTTATGATACACTACGATTTTAAACCTGAGAAATTACAGGCTAATGGCGATGGTTCTTATACTTATCGCTGGGATATTAAAGAAATTCAAGTAGAGAGCCATTCTTCTGAAAATTCAGATACGGATCCTGAGGCTGTTAATACTGTAGCTAAATGGACGTGTGATGAAGTTGTAGTATGGGGCACTGTTACCAATGACAAACTGAAAGAGGCTGTTATCAATCATTTATGGGGATCCGATAAGGAAGCTAAACTCATCAATGATTATAACGCTGTTCAGTTTGGTATTTTGGATGAATCACTGGCTGATCCATACGTGGAATATCTGAGAAAAAGAAAAGAAATGAAAGATCAGGTAGATGCTGATTGTGTAGAACTTCAAATTTTATTGTAGTATGAAAAAGTTTAGTGAACTTGGTGTTACCGTTCAGGATGAACGTAAAATGTTTAATTGCCAGCAAGTGTCAATATCGGACGTATTGAATTGTGAGATTATCGTAGAGGATTATATACCTGACATGAAAACTTCTCATGGCGAAGGCAGATACCTTGTGAAGTTTAAAAATTCCGATGGATCAGAAGGTAAATTCTTCACAAATGCAACCTCTCTAAAACAAACTCTGGATAAAGTGCCGAAAGAATCTTTTCCTTTCAGCACCACTATTAAGGGTATGAAGTGTGGAAACGGCAAACTTTATCAATTCACTTAGTAAACATGAAAATCTACTTTAACAATAAAGAGATAGATATTCTGGTAGATACCAGTAGTTATAGGTATTTGGGGATTCAAAACGCTCATTCCCTTAATCTGTATTTCTCCAGTGAGGAGTATATAGATATACCTGTAGGAGCCTATTGTATCTACCAGGGTTATACTTTCTATCTAATGGATCCAAACGACTTTAAAAAGAACAGCAGTAGGGAATATGCTTATACTTTGGTGATGTATGATATTGGTTCTACATTGGGAAAGTACAAGTATAGGGATATTGTTTCTAAGCGTTTGAAGTTCGATTACACTGCAAAGCCTAAAGAACATCTCCAGATGCTTGTGGATAACATGAATATGCGTGATACAGGTTGGAGTGTTGGAGAGTGTATAGAGGCTGATGAGAAGCTAATAGCCTATAATCATACTTTTTGTGATGAGGCTCTACGATCCATTGCCGATACATTTAAAACTGAGTGGGAGATAGATGGAAAAACCAAAACTATCCATTTAAGAAAAGTAGAATATAATAAAGATGCTCCTCTACCTCTGGAATATGGGAAAGACAAAGGTTTCAAACCTGGATTAGGTAGATCTAACAGTGAGAATAGCCGTCCTGTTTCCATTCTGTATGTACAAGGTGGTAGCCAGAACATAGATCCCACAAAGTATAAATCAAGCGAATTGCTTTTGCCTAAAAGTCAAAGCCTGGTATATGAAGGTCGTACCTATGTAACGGATGCAGATGGCTTGTACATTAAGCGATCTGATAAAATACTTTCTACTGTTCAGGAAGATAGTTTAGACTGTTCAAACATCCACCCTAAGCGTGTAGGTAAAGTTTCTGATGTTATCGTTTCCGATGCTGATAAGAATTTCTATGACTTTGTGGATAATTCGATACCAGATGATCTAAACTTTGAAGATTATCTGATAGCTGGTGAAACAATGACGGTTATTTTCCAGTCTGGAATGTTGGCAGGAAAAGAGTTTGAGGTTAAGTACATTCATAAAGAGCGCAAATTTCAAATTACACCACAGGAAATAGATGGGCAAGTTATGCCTAATGAGATCTATAAGCCTATTCTGAAAAATGAATATGCTGTATTCGGGATCCAGTTGCCAGATGCCTACATTTGCAATAACTCCACAAAAGAAGGTGCAAGTTGGGATATGTTTCGTGAAGCTGCTCGGTGTTTATACGAGAATGAAGATCCTAAATTTACTTTTAAGGGAGAGATGGATGGGATCTGGTCTAAGAAACGCTGGCTTTCCATAGGTGGAAAGATTAGGCTGGGTGGCTATATTCTTTTCAAGGATCCTCAGTTTATCCCAGAAGGTATAAAGATCAGAATCACGAGCATAAAGGAATATGTTCATAGACCTTATAGCCCTATTATTGAATTATCAAATGTAACAGTAGGAACCTCTGTATCAAGCGAGCTTAATAAAATTGAGGAGAACGAAGTTATTACAGACAAGAATTTTAAAGAATCTATCCAGTTTACAAAGAGAAGATTTAGAGATGCTAAGGAAACTATAGCTATGCTGAATGATGCTTTGTTACATTTTTCTGGATCCATTAGCCCGATCTCAGTACAAACGATGAGTTTACTGGTTGGTGATGAGAGCTTGCAATTTCGCTTTGTCAATAATAAAACGAATCCTGTTCAAGTAGAGCATTTGGTTACTTATGACAATACCCAGAAAATATTAACGGCTCCAGGAGGTATATTACAACACATGACACTGGGCATAGATTCTGTTTCGTCCAGCCATAAAGTCAGTGAATATAAATTCTGGAATATGGAAAGGTATATTTCTCCAGTTCTCACTGAAACAGTCGGCTATTACTTATATGCTAAAGTAAGCAAGTCGGATTCTACTGGATCTTTTTTACTTAGTAAAAATGCAATTAAGTTAGAAGGAGAATCTGGCTACTATCATCTTTTGGTAGGTGTGCTGAATAGTGAATTTGAAGAAGAGAGATCATTTGTAGAGCTATATGGTTTTACAGAGATTCTTCCTGGTCGTATCACAACGGATCGTGTTGTTTCCAGTGATGGGCAAAACTTCCTGGATTTTGTAAATAATGCTTTCCGTGTTGGCAATGATGCTAATTTTCTGGATTTTAATACTAAGGGTGATGGCAAGTTACGTTTAAAGGGATCTATAGTACAGAGTGAAAGCGGAGATGAAAGCCCTATCGGTTGTTTTAGAGGTACATATAACAGTTCATATACTTACTATTGGGGTGATGAAGTAACCTACACAACTGCAAATGGCATATCAACTTACCGTTATGTAAACAAAACGCCCAGCAAAGGTAATGCTCCTACAAATTCAGCCTACTGGATTATCGTAGCAGAAGGAGTTAAAGGTAATAATGGTGATTGGAATAAACTTGTTTATAGGTATAGCATGGATAAGCCGGGTATTCCTACTGGCAATAATCCTATAGGCTGGAGTAATACACCTGATAAAGAAAATATTTCATTCGCTCATGGATCCACTTTTTACTTGAAGGATGGATATTATGTTTCTCCAGTTATCAATAATAATTATATATCCAAAAACAAAGTATCTTTTTCTACTCAAAAGCCCAATCAGGTAGTAGCGGTTGAACTGGTTGTTTCTTCTGAACCTAATTTTGATTTTGCATTATTGGGATTACTGGATAATGAGAATTTAACTATAAATTCTAATTATACAGCAAGGATAAGCGGTGTAGCTTCTCAACTGTTTTATATTGTAGTACCAGAGCCAGGATCTCATTTTTTCTATGTTGGTTATGCTAAAGATTCTTCCAATTCCAGAAATGAGGATTATGGTAAATACCGTATTGTAAATATTGAAAATTGCTGGATTAGTACAGGTAATGTAGATGGTGTAACAGGTAATGTAGGCTATTGGAGTGAACCGATACCGTTCTCATTAGATACAAACGACACAGAAAGAATCTATTATTTATCAAATGAGGATTCAATACCACCAACTCCTAAAAGTGATTCTTATATAGATGATTTCGTTCCATTGATTAGTTATGTAGATTACAATTCTGATAACTATTACTCTATTAGTAGCATTGTTCGATATGGAAACAGATTTTATAAATGCCTTTTGAGTAATGATAGTAATAATGTTCATGTTCCGATTGATGCAACTTATTGGAAGCTGATAAAAACCTGGACTGATAACCCTACAGGCGTTTCATACGAATATCCTTATGAATTTGAGGCGGTACGCCATAAAACAAATGGAAAATGGGGTGCTTTCTCTACTCCCGTTTCATGGATGAAATACTCTTCAAATGGAGATTACTACGAATATAGATTTGCAGTAAACGGATCACGAACTACACCACCAGCATTATCCAAAACAAGTAGAGTGCCTTCGGGATGGACTACTACCATGCCCAAAGTAGGATCTTTGCAATATTTGTGGTGTACGATTGCTAAAATCAATGGTGAGAATAATAAGCTATTACAGAACTGGAGTGCACCAGCCCGACAAACTCCTTATGACGGTATAGATGGGAAGATAGGCGCAACTATGGTATATCGTGGATTATATGATAGTTCAAAAGTTTATTATGGAACAGATAAACGTGTGGATGCTGTTAAGTATAATGGGCATTATTACGTTTCCAGGGTAGATGCTGGTAATGGTTTTCAGAATCATGTACCTACAGATACAGATTATTGGAATGATTTCGGAGCCGAATTTGAGAGTATAGCTACTAACTTACTATTGGCTGAGGGTGCAAATATCGGTGATTGGTTTATGTCAGGTGGAAAGATTGTATCTACACTATCAGATGGCAATAAGATAACTCTGGATGCTTCTATGTCGAGGATCTTAATTGAATCCAGTCGATCAGGTGGTGATTATAGCGAATCCAGTAATCAGGGTGCTATTATTAAATTGGATGCTTATAACGGACTTATTGAAGCCAGGAATAAATCAAATAATCGTGTAGCCTATATGTCGCCTACAGGGATATTCTGCAATAATGCAGAAACACAAGCGGTGTCTGCTGTATTAGGCGTAACACATAAAGCTGCGATGGTTGGTTTAGGCTTTGGTACAGTCAATAAATCACAATGGGATAACGAGAATTTTATAGCAGGTGTTTACGGTAGGGCTTCTAATAGTGGTACGGCTCCAGCTTACGGTGGTTTCTTTCAAAATCTTATGGCTGCTGGTTTGCTCTTACATACGAAATTTGTAGAGGAAGTATCATCTTCTACATATTTATATGAAACAGATAGCCTCGTTATAGGGATTTCTCGTAATGGGCAAACTGTTTATTTACCTTCGGACGGTGTAATAGGTAGAATTATTTTCATCAAACAATGGTGGTCTGGTTATATGAGAGTTTACCCCAGAAGCGGACAACACATATATGATGATACCTCTGAAAATAGTTACTACGATTTTGGGGAGGGACAAATGGGAATTTTTGTTTTCGCAATAACTTACATTGGTGGTGTTAGAACGGAAGCCTGGTTAGTGAATAAGTTTAAATATTGATATTATGACTGAATACGGATATATAAATGAAGATGGGTATCTGGTATCAAAGATGCTGGAGGAGTATATAGAAAGGTATCGTGATGATGAAGATGGGGAGATCAAAGAAAGAGTTATTTCTATTGAGGATCAAGTAAGTACACTAACAGGATGGAAGCCTGTAGATCTTGTAGATGATACCCAATTAGAATGCCCTGATAATTATAGTGTTCGTATAATCCCCTATGATGCTGGCAATAAAATAGGTTACAGATATGAGAAAAGTTTTAATGTCAAAATTGTAAAAGAAAAAATATCTCTTCTCAAAACATCTCTAACCAGTAATGATAGTGCGATTGGCGATTATCGTATAACTAAGTGTTATGAGGCTTCTTTAATAGGTAAAGAAATGCCTTATGATGTTTCAGAACTACATAATAAAAGACAGGAGGTAAGGGATGAAATAAACAGATTGGAAGCCCTAATAGCTTCAAACTTATAATTTTGTCTTAAGTGGCGTATATATACGCCACTTAGTTGTATATTTGCAGTAATTATAGTAATGTTTACCAAATACTTTATAGAAACTCATGGAAGATGTAACAACTATTGCAAAAGGAATTAGCGACTGGGGTATGATGGCTATAACAGCAGCTTTTTTCCTTGTTTTATCTGCTGGTTTAATGATAGCTTGTTTTAAGTGGTTTAAATCAATCATAAATGGCATTATCAACAGTACGGCTAAAACTATGGCTGATTTACTAAATGAAACTCGTGTTCAAAATGAGATGCTTGCTGATATATCAGAAGGATTGCGACCTGAAACTCAACTGAGGATCAAAAACACTTCTTCGACTTATTTTGATTTATCGGTGGAGAAGGTTTGCCGATTGATTAAGAAGATCAGAGAGGAAAACCATATAGTAGATAGAAAGGCTACAGTTGATAAGATCCGCAATTTGGTAAGGAACTTACATGAGGATAGAAATAGCCGTTTTGATTGCTACACTTACAGAGGTAAAAAGTTATCATCTTATACTAATCCTGATTGGGTAGAATGGGTAGCAAAGGTTATTGAGGATGAGATCTATAATGAGAATGGTACTAACAATGGAAGAGCCTATACAAATGTACAGGCTGTATATGAGAATATAAAATTAGATTTTTATCACCGAATAAATAACTAAGTTATGAAGATTTTAATTGATAACGGACATGGTGAAAATACACCAGGTAAACGCTCTCCAGATGGAGTGCTTAGAGAGTATTTGTATGCACGTGAAATATCCGATGATATTGTACGTGAACTTGTGAAAAGAGGCTATGATGCTGAGCGTATAGTAAAAGAAAATGTAGATGTTTCTTTGTCTGAAAGGGCACGTAGGGTAAATGAAGTTTGCGGAAAGTTAGGTACTACAAATGTGATGCTTATCTCCGTTCATTGTAATGCTGCTGGTAATGGTTCCGATTGGATGAATGCACGTGGATGGTCTGCTTACACTTCCAAAGGGCAAACAAAAGCGGATAAGTTGGCTGATTGTTTATACTCCATTGCTGAAAGTGTTTTTGTCGGGCAAAGGATCCGTAAAGACATGAGCGATGGGGATCCAGACTGGGAAGAGAATTTCTACATTCTTCAAAAAACTAAATGCCCTGCTGTTCTTACTGAGAACTTTTTCCAGGACAATAAAGATGATGTAGCGTTTCTCCTTTCCTCTGAGGGGAAAAAACAGATCGTGAAAGTTCATGTAGATGGTATCATTAAGTACATTACAGAACTATGAAAAAGATACTGATATACGCTAATATAGCCATGATAATAGCTATTGTAGCATTATCTTATTGGTTGAATAACACAAGGGAAGAGAAAAAGCGATTGGCTAATAATCAGGAATCTCTTTTGTCAGACGTTGAGTATTATAAAACTGAATCTGGAAAAAACGCTGCCTCTGTTCAAAGGCTGGAGCTTACTAAATCTGAGCTGGAGAAACATTGTGTAGATCTTACTCAGACTGTAGAAGATCTGGGCATAAAAGTAAAGAGGCTTCAATCAGCTTCTACCACTGTAACCAAAACAGAGGTGGAGATCCAGACAGTTGTACGTGATAGCATTGTATATCGTGATCGCCCAGTTGTTTTAAAAACTATCAACTGGAAAGATCCCTGGATAAAATTAGATGGCATTCTGGACGGAAAGGATTTTTCCGCTAAGATCCAAAGCATAGATACTCTTAACCATATAGCGCATAGAGTACCTAAAAAATTTCTTTTTTTTCGCTTTGGAACAAAGGCGGTGAGGCTGGAAGTAGTAAATAATAATCCTCATAGCCAGATTGTATATACGGAATATATAGAACTAAAAAAATAGGTATTAGTAGAACTTTTTGTTTTTGAAACGTGCCTGCTGTGAAGTATGCACGTTTTTTTGTATCTTTGCACTATCCGAAATCAAAATCGGTGTTGCATTAGTGAGATCCTTATTGCTTTCGGGTGGTGAGGATCTCCTTTTTTTGTATCTTTTCTACAAATATTCTACGAAAATAAGAAAAATGGCTGTAAGTTGCTGATAATCAAATATAGAACGAAGGTTTCCTAAACTTTAGATAGGGGTTCGATTCCCCTCGGGACTACAAAATAAAAAGGGAAGTCGATTCGTTCGGCTTCCCTTTTTTATCGTTAACTTGTATAGTCCTTATTTAGCTACTTCAGCAGCCGGCTCAGCTATTTTTTTGTTCTTCAACATCATGTATGCGATAGGAGATGCAATGAACAAAGAAGACAATGTACCAATTACAACACCGAGGATCATTGCGAATGCGAAGCTGCGGATAGAGTCACCACCAAGGATGAAGATACACAGCAATACGATTAATGTACTCAATGAAGTATTGATAGTACGTGCCAGAGTAGTGTTCAATGAGTCATTGAACAACTGTTTCTTGTCGCGTTTCGGATACAGGCCGAAGAACTCACGTACACGGTCGAAGATTACCACCTTGTCATTGATAGAGTAACCGATAGCTGTCAGAATAGCACCGATGAATGTCTGGTCAATTTCCAGTGAGAATGGCATCCAGCCCCAGCAGAGAGAATAAGCACCCAAGATCATCAATGTATCACTTGTCAGTGCAGCTACAGAACCCACACTATATGCAATGTTACGGAAACGAATCAAGATGTACAGGCCAATTGCAATCAAAGCAAGTACTACAGACCACATAGCGGAAGTCTTGATATCATCTGCAATGCTCGGACCTACTTTCTGTGAGCTGACGATACTACCACCAGTATGGTTTTCACGATCGATAAATGTTTCCAGAGTAATGTTTTGCGTCAATACGGGCTTCAATGTCTCATAAAGATATGCTTCTATTTCAGAGTCAACATTGTTGCCGTCTTCTTCAATACGATAGTTTGTACTGATACGTACAGTTTTCTTATCTGTACCGATAGCGATTACACTAACGTTAGCGTCACCAAATTTACTGGAGATTAACTCGCGTACTTGTTCTGGTTCTACCGCATTCTCAAATTGTACCTTGAAGTTACGTCCACCTGTGAAGTCGATACTTTGGCTTAGACCGCGTACAAAGAGTGAACCGATACAGATTACAAGAATAACACCTGTAATTGTCAACCACTTCTTGTTGCCACCCATGAAGTCAAAATGTACATTCGCCATCAAGTTCTTGGAGATCTTGGAAGAGAAGGTCAGGTTCAACCATTTATCTTTATTCATGAAGTACTCATAAACCAAACGTGTCATAAACACAGCGGTAAAGAATGAAATCAAGATACCGATAATTAAAGTCGTGGCGAAACCACGGATAGGACCTGTACCGAAGTTGAACAGGATTATACCTGTAATAATAGAAGTTAAGTTAGAGTCGAAGATAGCTGAGAATGCGTTGGAGTAACCATCTGCGAGTGCTTTCTTCACCCCCTTACCTGCACGCAATTCTTCTTTGGTACGTTCGTAAATCAATACATTAGCATCCACAGCCATACCCAATGCCAACACCATACCGGCAATACCGGACATTGTCAAGGCCGCCTGGAAAGACGAAAGGATCCCCAACGTAAAGAACATGTTCAGTACCAATGCACCATTGGCAACCATACCCGGAATGAAGCCATACATGGTACACATATAAACCATCAACAGTACCAATGCCACGATGAATGAGAATACACCGGCGTTGATGGAAGCCTGTCCCAAAGACGGACCTACGATATCCTCCTGAACGATACGTGCAGGAGCCGGCATCTTACCTGACTTCAATACGTTCGCTAAGTCTTTTGCTTGCTCAGGAGTGAAGTGTCCGGTAATTTGTGAGTTACCACCTGTAATTTCAGTATTTACATTCGGTGCGGAATATACATAACCATCCAATACGATAGCAATGCTCTTACCAATGTTTTGCTTAGTCAACTGAGCCCAGCGGCGTGAACCGTCTGTGTTCATAGACATACTTACAGCTGGTTTACCAAATTGGTCGTATTCGTCTTTAGCGCTAACAACAACGTCACCTTCCAATGGCGCACGTCCGTTACGTTCGGTTGAACGGATAGCATAAAGTTCGAAAGTCTGACCCTTCGGATCATATTCATAAGCAGAAACGCCCCATTTCAGACGGAGGTCTTTCGGGAGTTCAGCTTGAATTTCTCTCATAGAAAGATACTTGTTGATCTCAGCAGTATCCTTATAGTTAGCATAAGCTACAACCGGGCCTTGTCCGCTGGAGTTAACCTGCAGAACGGCCAGCAACGGATGTTCTTTCTTGATTTGTGCAAGATCGACAGTTTGTGCTTTGTTTTCACCTTTCAATGCTGCAGCAAGACTATCGGCAGTGCTGGTAGCTTGTGCCATAACTGGAGCAGCAGTGCTGTCAACAGCTGCACTGTCAGCCGGTGCTTCATTAGCTAAAATGCTGCGGAGTTTGTTATCAGCAGCTTGCAGATAAGGTGCAACATCCTTTGCGTTGTATGTTTCCCAAAACTCCAGATTAGCAGAACCTTGTAGTAATTTTCTTACACGCTCTGGCTCTTTGATACCCGGAAGTTCCACCATGATACGTCCCATCTTGTCTTCCAGACTCTGAATGTTGGGCTGAACCACACCAAAGCGGTCGATACGAGTACGGAGTACATTGTATGAGTTATCAACTGCGGCTTTTACTTCCGAACGTAGTACTTTTTCTACTTCAGCGTCAGAAGTCTTTTGGTTAACTTTGTCTTTTAATTGTTGAGTGGCGAAAAGTTCGGAAAGACGTGCATCCGGAGCAATTCTGTGATACTCTCTAACAAACAGGGTAATGACGTCATCCTGGCTGCTAATAGCCTGTTTGGCGGCAGTTGCCAATGCTTGGTTGAATGCTTCGTCGGTTTTGTTGTCCGCCAATGCTTTGATAACATCAGGAACAGAAACTTCAAGGATAACGTTCATACCACCCTTTAAGTCCAAACCTAAACTGATCTCCATCTCACGACACTGTTTCAGTGTCCAATTGCCGAACCACACTTTCTCGTTTGACAGAGAATCCAGGTAGTCCTGCTCTAACTTCAGATCGCCTTTTGCGTACTCTTTTGCCTTATTGTTATAATGGCGAGTCACAAAAGAGAAGGAAAGGTAGAACACACATACCAGTGTGAGCAAAATTGCAAAAACCTTTACAAATCCTTTGTTTTGCATGTTACTTTTAGTTTATTATGATTACTTTATTAATTGATTTCTATAGCGTACAAGGCTGCAAATATAGTTTTTTTTTCACATTCGGAAGTAAAAGGAACTCAAATATTTGCATCTGGCAATGATTTTGCTGCCTTTGTATAGTACTAATTTTACTTCATTCCACGATTTTTTAACATTGGTTCCAGTTGAGGCTCAGCACCACGGAAATTCTTGTAAAGTGTCATCGGGTCTTCGCTGTTACCTTTTTCAAGAACATTATACCGGAAAAGATCTGCTGTCTTTTTGTCGAAGATACCATGCTCTTTAAAAGCTTCAAAAGCATCGTTATCCAATACGTTTGCCCATAAATAGCTGTAGTAGCCTGCAGCATAACCACCGATGATATGATTGAAGTAGGTGGTACGATAACGCGGGGCTATTTCGGGGATAAGATTCAATTGATTCATGGCTTCTTTCTCGTATGCCAATACATCCAGATTCTTGGTGTCAGTCAGGTTGTGCAGATTCATATCCAGAATAGCTGCAGCCAGTAATTCTGTGGTCATGAAGCCTTGATTGAAGGTTTTCTGATTCAGAATCTTTTCGATAAGGCTGTCGGGAATGGTTTCTCCTGTCTGATAATGCTTGGCATACATTTTCAGTACTTCAGGTTCAGTAGCCCAATGTTCATTTATCTGGGAGGGCAATTCAACAAAGTCACGTACGACATTTGTTCCGGAAATGCCTTTATAGTTGCATTTAGTCAATAATCCGTGCAGAGCGTGCCCAAATTCATGGAACAGAGTTTCTACCTCGTCAATTGTCAGCAGTGACGGAGTGTCGCCTACAGGTTTAGTGAAGCTGCATACGTTGCATACCAGTGGACGAATATCGCCTTGTTGTTCACGATAGTTACTCATCCATGCACCACCGCTCTTGCCCGGGCGTGGGAAGTAGTCTACATAGAAGATACCCATATGAGAGCCATCTGCGTCTTTTACTTCGAATACTTCTACGTCAGGATGATATACGGGAATACCTTCCAGCTTCGTTAATGTAATGCCATAGAGCTTGTTGGCAACTGCGAAAGCTCCTTCACGTACGTTTTCCAGTTTAAAGTAAGGCTTGATTTCATCTTCTTCAAGATTATATTTCTCTTTGCGAAGCTTTTCAGTATAATACCACCAGTCCCATGCTTCCAGTTTTTCTCCTTTGCCTTCTTTATCCATGATCTTTTGCAAATCAGCAGCTTCGGCTTTTGCTTTCGGTAAGGAGTAGCTCCACAGGTTATTCAGGAAATTCATTACAGTAGTGGAGTTCTTAGCCATTGTGTTATCCAGAACGAAATTGGAATAACAGTCAAAGCCCAGTAATTGTGCTTTCTCAAGGCGAAGACTTACAATGTCCGTAATGATTTTCTTGTTATCGTTCTTATCATTGTTGTTACCGCGATTAATATAAGCCTTGTATATCTGTTCACGCAACGGGCGGTTTTCTGAGTATTGCAGGAATGGGAGTCGGCTGGCATTTCCTAAAGTGAACAGCCATTTTCCTTCCTGACCGTCTGCCTTTGCTTCTTCTGCTGCACTTTGGCGGAACCATTCGGGCAGTCCGGCAAGATCTTTTTCTTTGTCGATGTATAGTTTGAAAGCATTATTTTCATTCAGAATATTATCGCTGAATGTAAGACCTAATGTGGATAACTGTTTGTTGATCTCACGCAGACGTGCCTGCTTTTCGGAAGAAAGGTTTGCACCGGAGCGAACAAAGTCTTTATAAGTCTCTTCCAACAGACGCTCTTGTTCAGTGGTCAGTTTCAAAGATTCTTTTTGTTGGTATACGGCATTTACTTTTTTAAAGAGCTCTTGGTTCAATGAGATATTATCGCTGTGCTCTGATAATGTCGGAGCTATTTTTATGGACAGTTCATTCAGGCCGGGTGTTTTTTCGGCATCCGTCATATTATAGAAAATAGCACTAACCCTGTCCAGTATCGGGGCGCTATTGTCGAGAGCAACGATTACATTTTCAAAAGTAGGTGTTTCAGAATTATTCACTATTGCATCGATATTCGCGTTTTGTTCTTCGATCCCTTTCAAAAAGGCGGGTTCGTAATGTTCCAGTTTAATTTTATCGAAGGGCGGTACGCCATGTTCGGTTTGGAACTCAGACAAAAACGGATTCGTTTCCGTTTGTGTGGTACAGGAGTACAT